CCCTGCTGAAGCTGGCCGCTGAGTTTCGCAAGGTGGATGTCCTAGCGGCCAACGTCAACCGGCATCTGTCGGCCATCGAGAAGCACGCCGTGGGCATCCGCAGCGTCTCGCGCGCGAATGCGACGCTGGCGACGAATATGGGGAAGGCCAATCTGGAGGCCGCCCAACTCGCACGGAACATCAACGCCGTCCACGCGGCCAGCGTTGCGGCCTCGCGCTCGGCGGCTATGGGCGCCATGGGCGCTGGCCTCGGCGGACGTGGTCCCGGCGGTGGCCGGCCGGGGCTGCCTCCGCCCGGGGACTTCGTGCCGTTGCCCATGCGCCCGCGCTATCCCGGGCGGGCCTCCGCCGGGGGCGGCGGCTTCGGCGGCCATGGCGGCAACGTCCATGTCGGCCCGGGCGGATTCGGCGTCGGCGCTATCGGCATGGGCATTCCTGGCGGGATGTTGGCCCCGGTAGCTGGCGGCATGGCCGGCGTCTACGTCACCAAGCAGCTTTATGACTCTGCCAAGGAATATCAGCTCGCCGAGACGCGCTTCAAAACCCTGAACCTGGGCGACGCGGTCAACAAGGACGCGGACAAGTTCGCGCGCGGGACGAAGGTCTTCGGCGCCTCGAGCGCCGCCCTGATGGAAACGCTGCGCGAGTCAGTCGGCATGTTCGGCTCCCTGGACGTCGCCAAACAGGTTGCTCCGACAATCGCCGCACTTAATGCGGCGAATAGCGGCCTATTCGGGGGCAAGATTGGGGCGATTGATGAGGGCGCGGCGCGCTCCGTCATGCGCTTCAATGACATGCGGGGGCTGACCAACAACAAGGAAGACTTCCTGCGCGGCCTGGATCTTGCCCAGCGGATGGTGACTGGGTCAGGCGGCGCCATCGACTTTGGCGACCTCGAGCAGTTCGCCAAGACCGGCGGCGCGGCGTTCAAGGGCCTGAGCGATCAGGGCATCATGAACATGGCCACCCTCATGCAGGAGCAGGGCGGCGCGCGCACCGGTACGGCTGTGATGTCGTTGTACCAAAACCTGATTGCCGGCCGCACGCCGAAGAAGACCATGGCGGCGCTCGCGGATGCCGGGCTGGCCGACCTCACCGAGGTTCGTAGCGGCAGCGTGGGTGGGAAGCAGATCAAGTCGACGGCGCTGAAGAACATCGTCGACGAGAAGATGCTGCGCGAGGATCCGGCGGGCTGGCTGATGAAGTACGGCGCCGCGGCCGCTGCCAAGTCTGGTGCCAAGTCGGACTCCGAGATCATCGCCTTCATGAACAACCTGGTGTCCAATCGCCAGGGTTCGAACATGGCGGCGAACTTCACCACCCAGCAGATGCAGGCACTTCGCGATGCGAGCCTGGTGAAGAACGCTAAGGGGGTCCAAGGGACGATCGACGCGTTCAAGGGTACGGCACCGGGCGCGGAGGCTGACTTCATCGCGGCTTGGGAATCCCTCAAGACGGAGATGGGGCGCGGCGTCCTGCCGACGGTTACAAATATCCTGAACGCTGGCACCGAGTTCTTCCGCACCGTGAACGATTGGGGGCAGAAGAATGCGCCAATGCTGCAAAACATGCAGTCGGCTGGCGCGCCTTTCAATCCGTTTGCCAACTACGGGCTCGGGAATGGCGGTCCTATTGGATGGCTCTATCGCAGCGCCAAGGCTTACATCACAGGCCCCAGTACGGACGATCAGAACGACCGCCGTCTCGCTCGCGCCAACCCGGTGAGCGGGTCACAGGGGACTACGGTCCAGGTGAACTCCAGCATCAAGCTCGACAGCCGTGTGATTGCCGAAGTGACGTCGTTCCACCAGCAACGCGAGCTATCGCGGCCGCAGACCGGGCCATCCACCTTCGACTCCGGCATGGCGCTTCGGCCACCGGCACTGAGATAAGACATGGCTGACGTTGTCCTGAAACTCGGGGATTTCACCTTCCAAAGGAACGAAATCCCCGAGTCGATCGCCTTTGGCGGCGAGCAGGCCCTTGTGGTCCATCGGCTGGTCGGCGGGACGAAGGTGGTGGACGCCATGGGCGACTTCACGGGCCCCATCTCTTGGACGGGCTGGATTGAGGGCCCGGACGCCTTGGCGCGCGCGCGGCAACTCACTGCCATGCGCGCCGCCGGCGCTGCGATGGTGCTGTCCTGGTCGGAGTTGCAGTTCGCGGTGGTCATCCGCGAGTTCGACCCGGACTTCCACCGCTTCTACAAGATCCCGTATCGGATCGTCTGTGAGGTGGTCGAGGACCTGACGCTTTCCACCGCCGGTGCAGGTGAAGCGAGCATCGACGACTTGATCAACGGCGACATGAGCGCCGCGACGGGGCTATCTGACCTGATTGGCGACGGAACGCTGTCGAGTCTGGTAGCGACCGCCAATACCGCCGTTTCGGCCGTTTCGAGCTTCGCCAACGCGGCGCAATCGACCCTGAACAGCGTCCTACAGCCTATTGCGGCGGTCCGGACTGAGGTGCAGACCCTGATCGCCTCCGCAAACAACACGCTGATCAACATCACGACGCTCGGCGGCATCGTGCCGAACAACCCGATCGCCGCGCAGGTTCAGCGACTCGGCAACCAGTTGGCGGCCGCCCAGCAAATCCCGCTGTTGGTCCAGCTTGATCGGACGGTCGGGCGCGTCCAGTTGAATGTGGGCTCGATTTACTCGAGCGCAAAGCAGTTGACGACCGCCGGCGGCAACCTCATGGACATGGCAGCCAAGGAATACGGCGATGCCATGGCCTGGACGGGGCTTGCAAAGGCAAATCCCCAGCTTGGCGGAGACCCGCAAGTGCAGGGCATCCAGACCATCACCATCCCGCCGTCGAAAGACAACGTCGGAGGCATTCTGAACTCATGACCAGCCTGAACAGCCTTCCCGCACTGCCCGTGGCGCGCTCGCCGCGCGCAATCGTGAAGGTGGCCGGGGTCATTGTGCCGGCTTGGACCGGATGGTCGGTGGACAACAACACTTTCTACCAGGCGGACACGTTCCGGGTTCAATTCGCGGCCAACGCGCTGCCGGCCGAGACGGACGCCGCGTGGTTTTCTGATCAGTCAGAGGCGTTCGTCGAGATCTTCGCAGGCTTCCCGGCCGATCCGATGAACTTCAGCGAGACGGACCTCACAAGCCTGATCTACGGGCGGGTCGACGACATCGACTATGACCCCGTGTCCACCACGATCACTCTGACGGGCCGTGACCTGACGGCGGCATTTATCGACGCGAAGACCTCGATCCAGTACCAGAACCTGACCTCTTCGCAGATCGCCACGAAGTTGGCCGAGGCGCACGGGCTGACGCCGGTGGTTACGGCCACGAAGACCCGGGCTGGGAACATCTACGCCTACGACCACGTCAGGCAGATGGACCAGCGCAGTGAATGGGACCTGATCTCCTTCCTTGCGGACGAGGAAGGGTTCCTTGCCTACGTGAAGGGAAGGGAACTGCATTTCGAACCCCGGCCGGAAGGCGATGGCGATCCATACGAGATCCGCTGGGAAGTGGACGAGCAGGGGTTGCCGGCCGCGAACGTCGAAGACCTCGTTCTGTCGCGCAGCTTGACGGTGGCAAAGGGCGTCACCGTGGTCGTGCGGTCCTGGAACGCCAAGCAGGCCAAGGGATTCACGGCCTACTACCCGAGCAAGGGCAAGACCACGCAGCCTGGCAAAGCATCGCCGTTCGGCAACCAGCAGATCTACACGATTGTCCGGGGCGGGCTGACCCAAGACCAAGCGACCCAGTTGGCACAGCGCACGCACCGCGAGATCACCCAGCACGAAATGAAGCTGCGCGCGCGGCTGCCGGCCGACGACCTGCTGACCACGACCACGAAGCTTCGCCTGTCCGGCACGAACACGAAGTTCGATCAGGACTACTACGTTGATGCGATCACTCGGTCCATGAGCCTCTCGGAAGGCTATGCGATGACGGTGTCGGCCAAGAACCACAACCCTGAAACGGTGCCTTCCCCATGATGAACGGCGTACGGAACCAGATGCGCGCAGCCGCGCAACTTGCCCAAGGCGGCGCCGAGCAAACCAAGATCGGCATCGTGACGAGCTATGACCCGGGCTTAGCCGCGGCTCGTGTGCGCCTCCAGCCCGAAGACCCGGACAACCCGGATACGACCCTGACGGGTTGGCTGCCGGTGGCCTCCGGATGGGTCGGGGACGGCTGGGGCATCGACGCCCCGGTCAGCCCGGGCGATCAGGTAGAGGTGAAGTACGTTGGGGCGGAGATCGAGAATGGCTACATCGCCGGGCGCTTCTTCAGCGACAGCGTGCGGCCGACCGGCGCGAAGTCGGGAGAGTTCTTCCTGACGCACAAGTCCGGCTCCAAGCTGCATTTCCACAACGACGGCACGGTGACGCTCGTTTCGGCTGGCACGCTGACCAGCCAAGCGCCGCAGTGGAACCACACCGGCCCGGTAGTCATCGACGGCACTCTCCAGGTAGTAGACACGATCACCGGGCAGGGCGGCTTGGATGTGTCTGGCGACGCCGGCGCAGGAAAGTCGCTGTCCATTACGGGCGACACGAATTTCACCGGTTCTGTGACGGCCAACGGCAAGCACATCGACCATACGCACGTCCATAGCAACGGCAACGGCGGCGCAAACACCGGAGCCCCGGTCTCATGACGCAGCAACTTCTGAATGACCTCACCCAGTGGGTGGGTGACGACCTTGCTGCCTCCGCTACCGGCGACCTCGGCACGGCGAGTGCCGACACTCGGACCAATCAGCGGATCGTCCGCCGGCTGGTGACGCCCAAGGGCAGCTACATCTTTCACCCTGATGATTACGGCGCCGGCCTGCCGGCCATGCTCG